TGGGTTATTTGGTGGTATACTAAATAGACTGCCGCCTGAGATTAGACGAGCAGGTAGAGATGTTCTACAAACAGCTAAAAGAAATCTACCAATTGGTAGAGTTACTGGTGGAAAAGTATTCCCACCATTTTTATAATTAACAAGGAGATAATATTATGGCTTTGCCTATATTAGAAACAGCGACATATGAGTTGACATTACCATCAAGTAATGTACAAGTCAAGTACAGACCTTTTCTCGTTAAAGAAGAAAAGATTTTGTTACTAGCCATGGAATCCGAAGACGCTACTCAGATTACCAAGGCACTAAAAGAGATTGTTCACGCATGTACTTTTGGAAGTATTAATGTGGATTTGTTACCAACATTTGATTTAGAGTATATCTTTTTAAATGTTAGAGCTAAATCAGTAGGTGAGGTTGCTAAATTAAAGTTACTTTGTCCTGATGATAAAGAAACATACGCAAATGTTGAATTAGATTTGTCTAAAGTCAATGTAGAAGTAGATGATAACCATACTAATGAGGTAATAGTGAATGATAAGATTAAAATGGTCTTAGCATATCCTACTATTGATAGTTTTGACGCTACACAGGACGCAAAGACATTGAAAACACAACAGTTATTTGATGTAATTGCAAGTGTTGTTTACGAAATTTATGACGGTGAAATATGTCATAAAGCAAGTGACTATACTAGTGAAGAAATGCACAAATTTTTAGAATCATTATCAACAGATGTATTCATAAAAATACAAACATTTTTTAATACTATGCCACGATTACAACATGAGGTTGAGGTAGAGAATCCAAAAACCAAAGTGAAGAGTAAAATCATGCTAAGTGGGCTACAAAGTTTTTTCGGATAGCCCTCTCACATGATAGCCTAGAGAATTTTTTTCAGGTGAACTTTGCATTAATGCAACACCATAAATATTCTTTAAGTGAACTCGAAAACATGATACCGTGGGAGAGGGAAATTTATTTGGACTTGTTAATAAGCCATATAAAAGAAGAAAACGAAAAACAGCGGGAGAGGGCTGCAAAAGGAAAATGAGTACAGAAATAAAAGAAGATGTTAAGGTTGCAGAACCAAAACAAAAAATACAAGTCGATTTAGAAGTTGATACTTCAATCAAAGACCTTGGTGTAAATCCGTATGCTAAATTAATTCATATGGCAAGAGCTGTTGACGCATGGAGAATATTTCCAAGACTATTCTTAACAGTTTACATTGTTCTATTATACAAATGTGTAATATGGTATATGAACTTAGGTGCTCCGACTATGGAACAGAGTGGGTTAATCAGTATCGTTGTTGGTGCTGGCGCTGCCTGGTTTGGTCTATACACAGGCACAAGTAAGAGTAAAAAATAATGGCAGATAATAAGGGTAAAACTAAAGGCGCAATAATGTCAGCTGTTCAATCAGCACAGATGGCCGTAGGTTCAGCGTTAAAAGGTGGACAAATGGCTATGGGTGGTGATAGTGGTGCTTCACAATCAGTACCCTTATTAGAAGATTTAAGGTCAATTGGTAGAGAGAATGAAAAGAATACAGAGAGTATGCTTAGCATTTTCAAGGCAATGTTTATCTTTGATAAAGAACAAGCCGCTCGATTAAGAGACCAATCAAGAGAGAATAAACAAGAAGTACCAGCAGGTCCAACTGGTGGTATGAAAGGTGATGTCAAAGAACTAAAAGACTCTAAAGGTATACCTGGTGTATTGGCAGCTGCGGCTGCTTTGACAGCTTTGGCTGCATTTGCTAGAGGTACAATGCTTGAAGATATATTAAGATTACCAACACAGTTAAAAGGCATTAAGGGAATAGCAACCTTTGTATCAGGTGTAACAAAGATTGGTACATTAGGTCTAGGTGCAAAATTTATAGACAATGCAACAGACAGTTTAAAATTATTTAAGTCTAATTTCCTTTTAAGATTAGATGATTTAAAATTAGCTGCTAGTAATAAATTTAAAGCAATAAAAATGCCAGCATTTACAGGTCTTGCAAAATATATTGATGATTTAGATTTTGTAAAATTTATTAAGAATTCAAAAGGTTATTCATTAGCAGTTTCTTCACTAAAAGGTATAAAAGCAGGTATTAATGGTATAATTACACCAATGAAGGCAGCCTTTGGTGCTATATTTGGTTTTGCTGGTGGTGGAGGCGGACCTGCTGGCGCTGGTGGCGGTGGTAAAAGTGCATTGAGTAGATTATTTGCACCATTAAAAGCAATTGGTAAAATTGTTAGTAAGTTATTCTTGCCTATTACAATCATCATGGGAATATTTGATGGTTACCAAGGTTTCGTAGATGAAGTTCAGAAAGAGGGTAGTATTCTTGACGGTATCAGAGGTGCAGTTACAGGTATCGTAGATGGATTTATAGGTGGTTTAGTAGAATTGGTTACAAGTGCGATAGGGTGGATGTTAGAGAAATTAGGTTTTGAACATATGGCAACTGTGATTACAGATTTTGGTGTAAGTGTTAGAGATAGTTTTAAAACAGCAGTAGGTGGTTTAGTTGACTTTGTAACAGGTATATTCTCATTAGATTTAGAAAGAATTACAAAAGGTCTTAAAAACTTAATTGGTGGTACAGCAAACTTCTTATTTACAACAATTACAACACCTATAGATTTAGCAATTGGTTTCGTACAAGACTTATTTAATCTAGGTGACCCCGAAAATCCATTTACAATAAAAGGTTTCTTGTTTGGTGACTCGGCGACAGGTGAAAAAGGTGTAGTAACAAAAGCAATAGACTTTTTCAAAGACTTATTTAATATGGATGGCTTAAAAGAAAAATATGCTAACATAAAAGCAAGTGTAATGGATTTTGGTAAGAGAGCCAAGGCAATTGTAGCTGCTAGTGCAGCCTTTGTTAAGGCAGGTTTTCCAGGTGGTGAATCACCAACAGAGGCATACAAAAGAGTTTATGATGAAGTTATGAGCGCAGGCGGCAGCAATCCTGATAATGTAGAAGTAAAAGGTGAAGAGATTGTAAAATCTAGTGTAACAAATGTCGAGGGTGATACAACAGAAACAACTTACAAAACTGAAACACTTAATAGATATGGTAAAAAAGGTGAAGGCGAAGCAATAGTATATGTCGATAACTCAAACAAAGTAAATAACAATGCTAGATATGCTAAGAGTGAAACCTACACAGGTTCATTGTCAACAGGCAGTGATTCATATTTTGATAGAGAAGCCTACGGTGGTGCCTAGTATTGACCAAGGTCTTTTTCGGTAATTATCTTAAACTCCATACCATTATCACTACAATACTCACGAGCGGCAGACCATTTTGCCTGATTTTTAATATACTCAAATGATTCTCGCATATACGATTTTGTTTTCTTTTTTGGCGGCTTGGGTTTTAACGCTTGGCGATAGGGTTTTATTTCAATCATGTACTTATGATTATTCACCGTCTTTACAACAAAGTCAGGAAAGTATCGGTGCCATTTCTTGTCTAGCGGGCTATAATATCTAACTGGTAATTCTTCACTTGCCCAAAATAGAATATCCTCATTGAGGTCACAATATCGCATGAACCGTCTTTCAAGTAGTGAACGATACACTATTTGTTTGGTATTGCCGACATATTTCTTTGGATTGGTGGGTCTATATAAACCTTTATAACTCTTTCTCATATCACTCTTATAACCTATATAAATATTACTAACTAAGGATTATTTATACATGGCATTTAAAGCACTAGGACAACATATCAAAAATTTAGCAATACCACATGTAAGTAGTATTGTCAATAACTTTGTGAGTGGTGGAAGTCAGAAAGACTCAGGTAAAGTAGCAGCTAAGTTGATGAAGAAGTCAGGTATGGATATACCAGATAGTCCATCACAGGCACAAGTAGCCAATCCATTACAATTTAGTCCTGTACAATATCCACTAGACTTAGGTAGTAACGAGTTAGGTCATTACATATTATTTGAATCAGGTTTTGTAGGATATAGTCCACAAACAAGTCAGTTTCAAACTGGAAAAAGAGTACAAACTGGTACAACAGGACCTGCTGGTAGATACAAAACATATTCATACGAACCATTTGATAAACAAAAGATTACAGCAAAAACACCATCACATTCTATTTCTACCTCAGGCATTGCATTGTATATGCCGGCAGGTATTAAGACAAGTTACAGTCAGACATATGACGCCGAAGAAACAGGTATGGTAGGAGATTTAGAGGCGGCTGGTGTTGCTATCGCAGGTGCAGAGGGAACTGCCGCTAAAGTTGAAGCTGCATTACAAGGTGTTATAGGTGCAACAGCTAGAAATGCTAAAAAGATTTTAGGTGAATTTGTATCACTTGCTGGTGAAGGTGACCCCGTAAGATTTCTTGCTAAGAGAGCTGGCGTTGCAGTAAATCCTAGGTCTGAAGCATTTTATAATTCACCAGAATCTAGGTCATTCTCATTTACATTTGATTTCTGGCCTAGAAGTATGGCAGAAGCAGAGGCAGTAGAAAAGATTATTGCTATATTTAAATACAATTCAGCACCAGGTTTTAAAGCAGGTACAATGGGTTCAGTATTCACAACACCAAACTATTGGAAAATTAGTTACATGTTTAATAGTAAAGAGAACTCAGCATTAAATAAAATTGGTGCCTGTTATTGTACAGATGTAGAAGTTGACTATTCA